AGTGCTTCAACAGGAAAGGTTGTAGCTGAGCCCATGGGTCCAAAAGAAGCATTTTGAACAGTAATATCACCAAACTTGGTGACTCCCGTTCGCGATGCCGCTAATGCGATCCACAATTCCGGATTTGTTTTCCGGATGATGTGCTCTGCTAGATCAACTGTGACGCGATCCGAAGCTTCCTTCATATCAACAGTAGCTAACTGTTGATCTTGGGAGGCCTCTGATACAAGCCGTTGGTTGATAGATTGGTCAAGAAAATTTACATTCTCTGACCTCTCTTCTATAGTGCCTACCATGTACCCCATAAGTGCCTGTTGGCACATCATATATTCTGCTGGTTCAGCAGATATAAGACGGGGTCCGCGGGAGTCTTTGGGAACAAAGATTCCGCGGGAACATGGTTCCTTAACGGGCAACTCATGTGGATTACAGAGACCAAATGGCAATGTGGAGAAGAATTCTTCATACTTGAAGACTCTAGCTAACTGCTGATAATAGGCAGTCGGCTTGTTTTTCTCCCATTGTTTCAAATGGTCTGCTGTAGCTCCCGGTCCTGGCTTCGGAATCAGTTTGTCATAGGTGAACCTCTTGCGAGGTAACAAATCACCTATAACAGACTGTGCTATACGTGCTGGTGATGTCTTATAGATGTGCTTCCGCTTGGAAGCATGCTCTGCAAGTTCATCTTGAACAGCCTTATAGTATACCACATGAGAACTCTCGTCCTCAACTGGTAATTCCAACTTATAAAACAGTAGAAAGAACTGAGTTAAATCAGCAAAAATCTCTGCTATATAAGTGCTAGGCACAGATTGTCGTATTTCAATTAATGGAATTAAGAGATCAGAAAACAACACTGGAATATTTCCAATGCCGTAGACTGTTTTCTTTTTTCCTGTATAATTGGCGAAGGTGTAATCATTACCTTCAACGATCTGTGGTAGTTGCTTTCCAATGGAAGGCAACTGTTTGGTTAAAGCATCAATACCTTCATGTAGAATCCAGGCGGAGAACGCGTTGCGTTCACCGGTTAGTTTCTTGGAAGGTAGTGGATACTTTTTCCTGATATCGTCATAGCAGTAAAGGTAACACTGCTGTAACGATTGGAGTGATGGTTGTATTTTCACTATATAGATCCATAAAGATCAATATAGATGCAATAAGAACCAGAACTATGCGGCGATGCTTCACAGCATTGCATAACACCTTAGCTAAGCCTAATAGCTTAGCTTCAGTGCGCATAATACACCAGTAAGTGCAGTCGTAAGCGAAGAAGATGCAACGAAACAACCCTCAGAATTTGGGATATCACTTCCAAATACAGTTGAGTTGAGTACGTCGCTTCTAATCTCCGAAGATGAATGCAAATCTACAGGTAAGTCCATACTCAATCTAGTTTCCTGGATTTCGAGTGTGGAATCATCTGCAGCCCCATCAGTATGTGTATGAGTCCCGTCTGGGCTAACTATATAGTTAGCAATAAGGCGAGATACAACTAGCATGCTGATCCTCCCGTTACGGTTTTGAAACGTAACAGATGTCTTACAAAGACCGTCTAAAATAACACTTTGCATATCTGCCGGAGCGGCAGATGCAAGGCTATTTAGATTGGCCACTGTTGGATGAGAAAACACGCGTAGCAACTCGGTCATAACTGGCGAAGTGCCCATATCGGTAAGGAACGTATCATCGCTCCCACCGTCATAGGCATTGCCAGAAATATTCCAAGGTGCACCGCATGTAAAAATCATCAATGACGTCGAGTCGAGGTTTCGGTAGAGAAGGCCTTCATATTTTACTGAAGGTACTCTACTCGAAAAATCGGAGGTTGTGGTGATGTTCATGGTTCTTAATAACTCCTACATTGGATGTCGGCTGTGTTATCACAGCCGGGTAAAGCCAGTGTCTTGACAAAATGCCAAGTTCACTGAGGGTAACGATTTTATCAGTAGAAAGACGACCGTCTTTGGTCCTGATAACATCGTGATCAGACGCATCGGTGTTAATGATGCGTCGTTCATATAACGTCTCCTTCACGGAATAGCGAAAGCTATCGCATGAAGGCGTCTCTGTCGTTGTTGATATGGTATCGATGCGCTGTGCGCAACGATTCCACATCCACGTAGATGGAGAGGTTGACGTTGTAGCAGGTATGCTAAAATGTGACGTTAAAGCAGACTCGATAAAACGAGACTGCGTCCCACCATGTATAATAACTTTAATTTTGTTATAATGCATGGAATACTCTGACGAAGCTAACAGGAGTGGTGAAACATCCACAAACCAATCAGCAACGAAAGAGAGGGGTATAACATTCCATAAGGCCTCTGTATCTGGTATCATATTCATATAGTCTATGAATGATACTGGATCCATTTGCCAAAAGGAATACTTTAACGCGAAGGTATCAGTGACTCTACTAGTTATATGATTAGTAATGTCACCGCTATTCCAAACGTCTAAGCGGGTGTTAACCTGCTTATGTTTGTGATAGCCCTTCAACTCTTCTCCAGTTAGACGTTGAAACTCCCGCTTAAAAACATCATACTTTTGTATGGCGTCAATAGTGGTTGCAACAGCATCAACTGTAGGAGTGATCACAAACTTGAAAATTAGATCCGTAAGGATCAACTTATCAAGCCAAGCTAACTTCGATAATTGAGAGTATAGCCCCTTTAAGGCAATAAGCTCAAGTGCCTCAAGTAGGTATAAACCTACATCAGCATTCGAAGAAAACTGCGCACCCTTTGTCAACTCTTGAACTGCCTTATAATACGAAGGTTCCGCAAACTGGATACCATTCCAGTCGTAAGAATCAAGTATTGCGTACTCATCCTCGTCCAATGTAACGGACGTAGTATGGTCTGCCTCAGGTAAATATTTAGGGTGATAAACATTAGCAAATGTGCTACTGTTATTACGACAAATACTACCGTCAAAAGACTCGTGTACATGGCTTTGAAGAATCGGATGTTTCCCTGTTTTTACGTGGGTCTTATAATTTAAGAATTCACGTTCGGGATACATCTTCTTCTTCTTAGTATGTACCCTAGGCCTAGCATGCTTTTCAGTACGAGATGGGGAAACATATTGCTTCTCCAGTCCTGTACGCATGTAAGGCCTTGGCCGTTTTCCGTGATCAGCGGAAATTCCATAGCTGAACTCCATCATCTCCCCTAAGCGAGCAGGTAACCCTGCACGAGGTAGAGAACCTCGCTCCCAAGACCGCGTGAAATCAGATAAATCTGGTTTACACGTATACATTATGTTGAAAGACATAGTGTGGTCTCCGGAGGTCGTATGGTTGATGAAATACTGCTATTGTGCAGTAGGTGTACCCCGAAAGGGG